CACGCTACGCGCGGTCCCCCTCCCCCGCTTCGCAGGGGAGGAGAGTCTCACCCATCCTCTCGTCACAGGAGCGCCCGCCTGATGCGGCTGTTTGCAGATCTGTCCAAGGTCGAGGAGCAGGACGATGGCTCCTTGAAAGTATTTGGCGTCGCCTCGAGCGGCGCCCGGGATGAGGCCGGCGAGATCGTCTCGCCCGAGGCCATGAAGGCGGCCCTGCCGGGGTATCTGGCCTTTGGCGCCATCCGGGAGATGCATCAGCCGAGCGCGGCGGGCACGGCGCTGGAGGTCAATGTCGATGACGACGGCTTCACCCGCCTGACCGCCCACATCGTCGACCCTGTCGCCGTCGCCAAGGTGAAAGCCGGCGTCTACAAGGGCCTGTCGATCGGCGGCAAGGTGCTGCAGCGCGACCCCCACGGCGATGCGTTTGGGTTAACGCGGATTTGGGGTTGACCTGCCGGATGTGATTCTGTGCGGCTCCTGGTTCGCGGGAGCCGCTGATGCCTTTGACGACTGATCCTGAGTTCGCGCCTGCCCGACTGGCGGCGCTGTTGCAGCATTTCGCCGAGATCGGCGATGATCGGCAAGGTTGGCGCGTCGCCTACCCGCTGAAGGAGGTGCTGCTCCTGGTCACCTGCGCCACCATCGCCACGTGCGACGACTTCGAGGCGATCGTGTCTTGGGGCGAGCACCACTTGGATTTTCTTCGCCGTTTCAGCGCCTTCTATCACGGCGTGCCGTGCGCCCGCTGGCTGCGCGATCTGATGAACCGGATCGATCCGGCCCTATTCGCCCGCTGCTTTGAGAGTTTCGTCGCGTCGATGTGGCCCGACAAGCACGATTTCATCGCCATCGACGGCAAGACGGCGCGGCGCACCCACGACAAGGGCAAAGGCCTCAAAGCCCTGCACACCCTCAGCGCCTACGCCACCAACGCACAGCTCACCTTGGCGCAACGCTCTGTGCCCGAAAAGACCAACGAGATCACCGCCATCCCCGATCTGCTGGACACCTTGGCCGAGGCTAAACAGCTCCAAGGCGCTGTCGTCACCATCGACGCTATGGGATGCCAGGCCGCCATCGCCCAAAAAATCCTCGATCACGGCGCCCACTATGTCTTGTCCCTGAAGGGGAACCAGCCAACCCTGGAAGCCGATGTCGCCGACTATTTTCGAACCGCGCCGGCGGCCGAGATCGTCTCCAAGACCACCCTCGAAAAGGGTCATGGCCGCATAGAGACCCGCCGCTATGTCGCCTCCAACAAAGTCGATTGGATCACCTCAGATCGCAGATATCCAGGCGAGCTCAAGTTCCCAGGCATAGTCACCTTGATCCAGGTCCATTCCACAACCGAAAAAGCCGGAAAAATAACCCAAGAGACAAGAGCCTACATCTCGTCTATGCCGCTCGATATCGATAAAATCGCCGCCGCCATTCGCGGACACTGGGGCGTAGAGAGCATGCACTGGATCCTCGACGTCCAGTTCAAGGACGATCTCTCCAGATACCGACAAGGCCACGGCGCCAAGAACATGGCCGTCGTTCGACGCTTCGCCCTCGACCTCGTCCGAGCCCACAAATCCAAGGGCAGCGTCAAAACCAGGCGACTGATCGCAACCTGGGACCCAAAATTCCTACTCCAAGTCCTCAGTCTTTGACCACGTTAACCCGGACTCTTTGCCGTGGCGCGACCCCAAGGACCCCACCACCATCACCGCCCTGAAGCTGATGGAGATCAGCCTGGTCGACCGCCCCTGCAACCCAGAGGCCTCGATCAACATGTGGAAGGCCGACGGCGCGTTCGCGTCTGACGAGCTTGAGCTTGAGACGCCCGATGGGGCGCGGGCGGCGGAGATCGCAGAGGCCTCCAAGGCGCTCTTCACCACCTTGGCCACGGCGCGAGACGCCACGCCGGTGCAAAAGATCGGCCGCCGCAACTCCGCCAAGGACCAGGCGGCCATCCAGGCCAGCCATGATCAGATGGTGGGCTTGGGCGCGCGGTGCGATCCGGATAACTGCAACTTTGACGACGCTGGGGAAGACGAGGATGGTGACGCTGGTCCCGATGACGCCGATCCGGCTGAGGACCAGAAGAGCGCCGCCATCGCCGACCTGACCAAGGCCTGGACCGAGCTTTCCGCCGAGAAGGACGCGCTGAAAGTTCAGGTTGATAGGGTCGCGCCCCAGCTCCAAGCGCTACGGGCCGAGATCGACCTCCTGAAATCCCAACCGATGCCGCCCAAGACCGCGGGCTCGCTCCACGCGGTGGTCGATAAGGCGGCGGATGCGCGGGGTGTTCAATCGGAGCCTTTGGCCGACCTCAGCCTGGAGGCGGTGCAAAAGGCCCTGGACGCGATGCCGCCCCAGGCCCGCGCCGATCTCTTGATGAAGGCTGCTATGGCGCGGCCGATTTCGATACGGGCCTAGCCCGCGCTGCCATGCGCTGCGTGCTTCGAGACGCCTTGCTTTGCACCGCTCCTCAGCATGACGAAGTCTTAGTGAAATCAATAACCTTCGTCATTCTGAGGAGCCCCTGACAAGGGGCGTCTCGAAGCACGCACAGGCGCGCCCCCACAATCCACCCTTCCCACACCCACCCGCGACCGCTTGCGGCCGCGTGGGTTTCTCCATGCCTGAAAGGCGCACACCCACCATGACCGAACACACCTCCGCCGACATCCATAAGATGTTCGTCCAAGCCCACGCCAACCCGAGCGAAGACATCGCCCGCACCGTCCTGATCAACGCCGGGGTCGATCCGGCGGCGCTGGAGAAGACCATCTCCACGGCCACGGGACTGGTCGCCTACGATCTGCAGGCGCCGGCCAAGAACCTCTATCCGGTCAATACGCCGATCCGCAACGTTCTGCCGCGCGTCAGCGGGGGTACGGGCACGGCGACCAACTGGCGCCAGGTCAACGCCATCATCGGGTCTGGCTACGACGCCTCGGGCTGGGTGCCCGAAGGCCAGCGGGCCGGGGCGATGAGCTATAGCACGTCCACCAAGGCCGCGAGTTTCTGTACGCTCGGCGAAGAAGACGCGGTCACCTACGAAGCCATCAGCGCCGCACAGGGCTTCGAAGACGTCAGTTCGTCGATGTCGACGCGCCTGTTGCAGAAGATGATGCTGAAGGAGGAGCTGGCGCTTCTGGGCGGCAATACCTCGCTCCAACTCGGCACGCCCGCGGCGCCCACCGTGGTCGCGAGCGCGGTTTCTGGCGTTACCGGAACCCTCCCGGCGGCCACCTATTCGGTGATCGTGGTCGCCTTGACGCTTGAGGGGATGAAGAACGCCTCGCTGACGTCGGGCGTCGCCACCAGCACGACCGTCACGGGCCAGGACGGCAAGACCTTCACCCTGAACGGCGGGTCGTCCAACAAGTCGGTCAATGCCGAGGTCGCGCTCAGCCTCGGCCAGTTTCTGCAAGCCAGCGTCACGCCGATCAACGGTGCGCTCGGCTACGCCTGGTACGTCGGCACAGTCGGCAATGAGACGCTGCAGGCGATCACCACGATCAACTCGATCGCGCTTTCGGCGCCGCTCTCGACGGGCAACCAGGCGGCCACGGCCATCACCGCCGACTGCTCCACCAACGCCACGGCCTTCGACGGGCTTTTGACCTGGGCCTTCAAGTCCGGCGGCTATCAGAACACGCTGGCGACCGGCACGCCGGGGGTCGGCACAACCCTGACCGCGTCGGGCAAGGGCACGGTGAACGAGATCGACGCCATGCTGGAAGGGATGTGGGACGCCTATCAGGTCTCGCCTGACGTTCTGTACGTCAACAGCCGCCAATTGCGCGATATCACCACCAAGGCGCTCTCCAGCGGTACGGCGCCCCTGCTTTCGATCCGCCAGGACGCCGACGCACCGGGCTATCAGCTCACCGCCGGCGGCAATATCGGCTGGTATTTCAACCCCTTCACCATGGACGGCGGCCAGCGCATCCCGATCCGGCTGCACCCCAATGTGCCGGCCGGCACGATCCTGGGCTGGGCCTCCAACCTGCCAGCCCAGTACATGTCGAACAACGTGCCCTATGTCGCGTCGGTCAAGACCCGGCAGGACTACTACGCCATCGACTGGCCGATCACGACCCGTCAGCGCCAGCGCGGCGTCTATGCGGAAGAAGTTTTGGCCGTCTACGCCCCCTTCGCCATGGGGATCATCAGCAACATCGCGCCGGGCTGACGCCTCCAAATTCGCAACCGAGGGGCGGTCGTGAGGTCGCCCCTCTTTGTCGCTTCGAGGAGGTGAGGCATGACCAATATCAATCGCAAGATGGTGCGGCTGTACGCCGGCGAGGGCCAGGACGAGGCCAACTACGGAACCGAACGGTTCCGCGTTCACGAGGATCATACGATCGACGTGCCAAGCGAGGCGGTCGATAGCTTGATCCGCGTCGGCGGGTTCGAGCGGATCGCCGAGGCGGCTCCGGTTCCGCAAGGCCATATCGCCCTGGCCCACCCCCAAGGGATCGGATGCTCCTGGGGCGGAACCGCCTATCCGCCCGATGCGGAAGGCCTGGTGATCGTTCCGATTGCGGCGGCGGCGGACCTGCTGGCCCACGGCTTCAAGCCGGTCGCCGAGCCCGAGGAGACAAGCCATGGCTGCGGGTGATCTGTGCCAGCTCGCCGACGTTCAGGCTTGGCTGCCGAACGCCCCGACCGCCTCGCCTGGCGTCGACCTGATCTCGCAACTGATCACCGCGGCGTCGCGCGCCATCTGCGCCTACTGCGGCCGGGGGCAGTTCGTCGCCCAGAACTATACGGACACCTATGACGGCGCCGGCAAGACGTGGATGCTGCTGCGCCAATGGCCGGTGCTGTCGGTCGCCGCCATCGCCATCACCCAGTGCGGCGTCGTCACGACCCTTACCGATGCGACCTCGTTTCAGCTCGAAGCCCCGATCCCGGCCGGCGGCGCCCAGCGCCTGACGCTGGTTTCGCCGCATCTGTATTTCCCGCGGGGGCGGGGCAATGTGCAGATCACCTATCAGGCGGGCTACGTGACTGTGCCTCCAGACGTGGCCCAGGCCTGTATCGAGGCGGTGGGCGAGGCCTATCAGCGGCGCAATCGAATCGGCCAGACCTCCGTCTCCAGCCAGGGCCAGACCACGGTCGCGTTCAGCCAGAGCGACCTGAACGCGGCGGCCAAGGCCATGCTGGAGCCCTACATCCGCCGACTGCCGCTCTAACCGCCCATGGCTGCGTTCAAACTCACGGGCGCCGACGAGGTCCTCCAGCGCTTCGATCGGCTGGGCGCCGACGTTCAGGCCTGCCTGTTGGCCACCAGCCAGACGCTCGCCGCCAACCTCCAGGCGCACGTCCAGCAGGACAAGCTCTCCGGCCAGGTGCTGAACCGGCTGTCGGGCGACCTGGCCGCGTCCATCGCCGCGACGGTTGAAATCGGCGATGGGGTCGTCACCGCCCAAGTCTTCTCCGCCAATCCGCCGCCCTACGCCGGCATCCTGGAGTTCGGCGGCGTGATCCCGGCCCACGAGGTCCGGCCCGTTTCCGCGCAGGCTTTGTCGTTCACGCTGGAGGGCCGGCAGGTGTTCGCCAAGATCGCCCACATCCCCGACGCGACCGTCCCAGCCCATTCGTACCTGCGGTCCTCGCTGCAAGACATGGCGGCCGAGATCACGTCGGAACTTCAGCAGGCGGTGGCCCGCGCCCTGAAAGGTCAAACCTCATGACCCGTGAGCCGATCTTCGCCGCCCTGTTTGCGCTGGGCCAAACCCTCACCTGGACGGAGCCCGACACCCAGGTCTCTCAAGGCTTCGGCTACAGCAACCGTCGGATCCAGACGTCGGATCAGATCCCGGCGGAGCTTATGCCGGCCCTGCTGCAAGGCGTCGGACCCGAAGAGTTCAAGGTTTCGCCCGGCCTGCCGCCCAAGCGAACCTTAAGCGCCAACTGGCTGATCTATTACAAGCCGAGCCTGTCGCCCCTCACCACCGATCCCCTCACCAACGCGATCATGGATGGGGTCGAGGCGGTGTTCATTCCCGACAGCCTGACCGGAACCGTCACCCTGGGCGGCCTGGTCGCCCACGCCTGGATCGAGGGCGAGGTGTTCAAAGCCGCCGGCGACCTGAACGATCAGGCCATGATCGTGGTCCCGATCAAAC